ACGATCATGAAGATGGACAAATTTATGGTTGATGAGATATTTGGAAGCGGTGAAAAATTCTTTTTGGTAAAGCAAGTTTATACCGATATTGACGGCCGAGAAATCAAAATGAAGCTGCTTGTAATCGACAACATGATTGAAGGCGCTAAAACACGTGTTGCGTTATTTAATGACGAAATAAACTACACTACATTGCCAGAAATCAAATCAATAGTAGAAACCAAAATTTTGGACTATTTCCAAAGTGCAATCGAAACAATTGAGGAATGACCCAAACCAAACTAGAAAAGCGCTTCGCCAAAAAAGTGGAGCGCTATTGTTTACAAAAGCAAACAACCCCGTGGATAATTTGCAGCTCATTTGGATACACAAATATGCAGGCTATTGGCCGATTTTTAACAGGTGAGGGCACTATCAGCGCGCAAACCATGGGATTGATTGACGAATACATGAAAAAGAATAAGTAACCTAAAAACCAAGTAAAATGATGTTTATAAGTGAAATAACAAATGCTTACGAAAAGCTTAAAAGCCAAGCCAAATACACCGCAATGATAAAACCCGTCTTTGCAGACTCACTAAGCGAGCTCAATGATAAAACCATTGAAGAGCGTAAGAAGCAACTAAACCCAACCTATGACGAGGTAATGTCAATAGGCTTCAAACGTGAAGAGGCAGAAGACGATGTTTTTAAAGATGAAAACGGCTATCCGTATTTTCTTGTCAATTTCGAGGCTCAAAACTTCATTATTGAATGGGATGTATTGAGTCATGAGCTCACATTGACAGTCGCCCACCAACTCATTGGCAGAATCACTTTTGATAAAGCTAAGGCAATAATCGAAGAGCTCGACAGACCCAAACAAGACTAACAACCTCAAAGCCAATTCAATCGGATTGGCTTTTTATTTACCTTTGATGTGAATAACCTAAAATAATGTGCTATGGATGTTACTTTTAACCATGTCGAATCGAACACAAAAATTTACTTCACAACCGATTACGGCCGCTTTAAATTCCTCAAAGGCAACCGCGATCTAGACGAGCGCAAAGTAAACAAAATCAAAGACATCATTCAGCAGGGAGTTGACGTACTGAAATACGCGCCAATCATTGTAAACGAGGCAATGCAAATCATTGACGGACAACACCGCTATGTAGTTTCAAAGGAGCTCAGAACCAATGTTTACTATGTCATCCACAAAGAGGCAGATTTGACAATCGTTCCGGCAATCAATAGCAATCACACCAAATGGAAAAACACGGATTTTCTCAATAGCTACATTGACCTTAAAAAACATGATTACATTGAGCTTCGCGAGTTCTTAGACCAACACCCAGGACTAAGCCTTTCGACCGCAGTTAAATTGTTTCATGACGGAACGCCAAACGGCAAAGAGGGGATTGATGCTTTCAGAGATGGGCAATTCAGATTGAACCATTACGATCATATTGTTGAGCTCACCGAAATGTTAACCGACTTCATTGGTCACATGGATAATCCGTATAGCTCAAGAATGTACCTCGTTATGCTTGCACTTCAAAATAATGGCAAATACGATCATGGTAAAATGATAGCCAAACTCAGAGAGTCAGGCCGTAGAATCGAGGCAATCAAAACAACAAAGACTATCATTTCAGAAATGGAGTCAATTATCAACCACAAAATGCGCGACCGCGTTTATATTCAGTAACACATGAAAAAAGCCATCACAATAGCAAAATTCATCATTTTAGCGCCTATTTATCTTTACCTATTCATTGCAGATAGGTTGTTCACTTCATTCTATCCAATTAGCAACCAATGGCACCAGAATGTAGCACTTAAGCACCCAAATTGGTGGGTTGTTCTTTTGACTACTTACCGCATTGTTTGGGCACTCATCTTATTTTCAATCTTCAAATTCATTCAATATGTTTTCTTTTCTTAGACGCTTATTCGGTAAAAAACAAAAAGACCTACAAGCTAAACAATACGAGCAAATCGGGCGTTTAATTGTTCACGGAGCAATGACCGATAGACGTTTTAACCGTGCCATTTCAGCGCTGCCACTTTATCCGAAACTGCTTGAAATAATCGGACAACACCCCGAACAAAGAAAGGCAAGGATGTTCGTTGAGTTTTTCAAATTGGGCAGAAAACGCTAAATTTGGTATGTTGATTGATGCAATTAGGTCGGCTCATTGTCGGCCTTTTTTATACATTTTAACATGGAAAAGAAAGAGAAAAAACCAAGAGCACCAAGGAAAAAGCCTAGTCCATTAACAAAGGCAGGACAACCAAGAAAGAAAACAGGTGTGCCAACTGTAAAGAATACACCTGATAAATTTGAGTTGCTTTGCCAAATGATTGAGATTGAGGGGATTAGCGCAATTAAGGGTATTAAAAGGCTTGGTTTAAGCACTGATATGTTCTATAAATGGCTAAATGAGGACGAAAATAACGCGAAAAAATACGCGCGTGCGGCTGAAATACGTAGCGAAATGATATTCGAGGAGATGCTCGATATTGCTGATAAACAAGACAAAGACGTGTACATTGATGCCGATGGAAAGGAGCGAACCGACCACAATGTCATTCATCGCAACAAGCTACAAATTGACACACGAAAATGGTATTTATCGAAAATCATGCCTAAGAAGTACGGCGATAAGGTCGACATTACAACCAATAATCAAAGCCTAAACGCCCCGAAAGGAATTGAGCTAAACGATGACCAAATAACGAAGCTCATTGATAAGCTATGATGAAATAAAGCCATTACTGCAATCGGCCGCACGGAGTAATTTCGTTGCGTTCTGTTTCTTCTATGACTATGACTTTTTCAAATCACGTCCATACCTCAAGGAAATCGCACAGGCGTTTCAAGATATTGATGACCGAGTAATCAGAACACTGGCAGTATCGCTACCACCCCGCGCAGGTAAATCCTACATAACCTCATTGTTTTGCGCTTGGACACTTGGAAAGCATCCAACTGAAAGCGTAATGAGAAACACATGTACTGCAACGCTCGCTCAAAAACTTTCATACGATGCAAGGGATATTGTACGATCAGAAAAATTCATGCAGGTATTTCCCGAAGTAAGACTATCAGATGACCGAGGTAGCGTTGACGCTTGGTCGACTAATTACTCAAAGCAAGTCGGATATTTTGGCCGAGGCGTTGGCGGTACAATCATTGGATTTGGTGCAAGCAAGCTAGCCATTACCGATGACCTTTTTAAATCCATGGAAGATGCGATGAGCGAAACCATACGCGAAAAAACGCACTCATGGAAAGAGGCAACACATGACTCACGTAAGGAAAGCGGATGCGCTGAGATTGACATCGGTACGCGTTGGACCCGTGACGATGTAATCGGTAAAAATACTGAGCAAGGATATTACGACCGACAAATCATTGTGCCGGCACTCATTGAGCAGGATGGTGAATTGCTTTCATTTTGTGAGGCTGTAATGACCACCGAGGAGTATTTACGTAAAAAGCAAAAGACACGCGAAGAGATTTGGATGGCTGAGTATATGCAGCAACCTGTTGACATCAAAGGGCGTTTATTTGAGCACTTACGTACATTTAAAGACGTTCAGGCGGTCAAGAAACACACCGCAGGCGCATTTGCTTACATTGACGTGGCTGACGAGGGCAGCGACTTCCTATGCCTTGTCATTGGGCACATAGTCGGAAAAGATGTGTACATCACAGATGTAGTTTTCTCAAAGGCAAATACTGACGTTACAATACCACTTTGTGCCAAGGTATTGGACGACAACAACGTGAGCTATTGTAGGGTTGAAACCAATGGAATGGGGGCGATATTTATTAAATCGCTACGCAAGGCCACAAAAACAAGGCTGTTGCCTGTTGTGAACAACCAAAACAAAGAGACCCGAATTATAATGAATAGTAGCTATGTGCTGCGCAAATTCAGATTCCTAGCCGACCAAATCGGCGAGTATGGGCAGTTTATTCACAACTTAAAAGGCTATCAAAAAGAGGGTAAAAATAAGAATGACGATGCGCCCGATGCAGTTACAGGCTTAGCGTTGTTTGTTCAAGCGATGTTGCCTAAACTAGATGCCGAGTAAATTACGCTTTTCCTCATCGCTAAGCGGAGTGATGTTGCTTATCTTCTCAACTGCGCTTGCACGCTTAAACATAGCCTCAGCACTTCGCGTTTGGTCTTCTTTAAGCACAGAGATGTGTGAGAAGTCTGGCACCAAGTACATTCCTTCCTCATGGAGCTTCATTTGCTTAGTGAACTCATCGTATAGGATTTCTGTTGTAGGAATGATAGTTGAGTTGTACGCTTGACGCTCTCCCATTTCTACATTAGAGAAAGTTGAGCCTTTCCCTCCTTCACCTTGGCCGAACATGTGTTGATTTAATCCGTAGGCATCAATAATGGCCAACTTGTCGGCGGTCATTTCCTCAAATAGCATCAAGTCTTTTACCGGGAATGTCATAGGCTCAAACTTGATAGGCTTGTCGGTTATAATAACCTCGCCTTCATTTCTTGCCTTCATGTCCTTGCGGATTTTCTTGATGTCCTCATCCTCTAAAGGAAGCGATGAAATGCCGTCTTTGTTGTCGCTCGACAAAATACCAAGTGAGAACATGTTGCGAAGTAGCACGTTTCTCTTTTCGTATTGCTTTTGTAGGTTGCTCAAAGGCATCTTTAAAGCATCAATCTTAGATCGTGAGTTGAACATATCAATACCATCCACCTCAGTGATGTAAATAATCTCCTCAGGTAAAAACGTGGTGTAGGTATCGATGCGGCTAATCGGTATTTGAAACTCTTTAATAAACGACTTCAAATCAACTGTGATGAGGTTCTGACCTGTTGGCACAATCTTCACGTTATTAAAAGCCAAAGGCATCAACTGCAATTTACCAAAGGAGCCGTTTGGAGCGTACACAATGACGTTATTTGTAATACATTGATTGATAGCAACGAATTTCATCATTTTGCCCCAAGACTGCATTGCGTTAGGTCGGTCGATTAGTTTGAAAATCGGGTTGCCGTTATTTTTCACGGGGTTACCTTCTTTGTCAACGATCATTGGATTTGCACTAGCCACCATGTCAGCAAATCGGTTAATTACTGCGTTGAGTTCCGGAATAGAATAATACAAATTCCACTTATTAGATGTGTTCACCCATTCAGGCACAACCGTTCCGATTTGTTGTGTAGTATAGTAATTAGGGTTGTTGATGCCGAAAAGCGCGAATACTTTGCTGAAAAAGTCCATCGTTTAAATTTAATGTGTAGGCCAAAATTATTATAAATTTGCTCAAATAACTTTGATATGAGTAATTTAACGCCGAAAGAAATCGAAGCAATCAAGCAAGTTAAGGAGGTTGTTAAGGTCTCAAATGAAACTGTAAAGAAATGACTAGAGAGGAATCAATTAAAGATGTACTAGCCAACAAAGAGCTTTTATACGCGAAAAAGACATCGACTTTAAAGCATGGAGATGTAGTGTTCGGTTCTTATGGCGAAGTCAATCACAAGACCGAGGTAATCAAACAGGATGGTATGGGGCAAGCTATGGAGCTCGGAACCATGAAGCTCGGCCTTTGTATTAACACCACAAATGTAATTGACTCACACATGGACTGCCATATTCCTGGTCTTTGGAAAAAGTCTTTGCAGGAGATGAAAACGCTCTACTTATTGCAGGAGCATGAAATGGAGTTCGAGTACGTAATCGCTGACAACGTAAACAACGACTTCACGGCATCAACTAAGAAAATGCCTTGGAGTAAGCTCGGAGCAAGTTACGAGGGTTCAACTGAGGCTCTTGTCTTTGATGTTACGATTGACAACAAGCGCAATCCGTTCATGTTTGAGCAGTATAAAAACGGATACGTTCTTAACCACTCGGTTGGGATGCGCTACGTTAAACTTTTCCTTTGTGTAGATACCAACGAACCGAGCTACGCAAGCGAGAAGGCGAATTGGGATAAATACTATCCTCAGGTAGTCAACAAAGAAGTAGCCGACAACTACGGTTATTTTTGGGCAGTTACCGAAGCAAAAGTAGTGGAGGGTTCTGCCGTTGTAAAAGGTAGCAATGCAATTACACCTGTAATCTCCATTGTAGAGAACGCAAACAAAGAATACTGCGACACGTGCGAAACAGAAACCGATACCATGACAGTCGACAATGGTAACGGACTTTGCAAAGGCTGTGGAACACGTCGCAAGGAAGCCGCCAAAAGCACTTCTAACACCGAGCCGTCTAAAGACACTCAAGAAGGCAAAGAAGCTCCTGCCTTGGATTGGAGCAAAGTAATTTCTAACTTCTAAATTCTAATAAAATGACAGTAGAAGAAGTAGTAAAGGCCCTTGAGGAAAAACTAGCAACTAAGGGTTTTGCAAACCAAACAGATGTTGAGGCTATCAAAGCATCCATCGAAGAATTAAAAAGCGCTAACGACGTCACAGCGATTAAAGAGGCGATCACAAATGTTGAGACTCAAATCGAGGCTTTGAAACAAGCGAGCAATGAGCCTGCGAAAGTTGTTAAATCTTTCCGTGAGGCTTTAATGAGCGCATTCGAGGCTAAAGCTGAGGACATCAACAACGCAATCAACAACAAAGGTGCTAACGTTGACATCCAAGTGAAGGCAGCAGTTAACGTAACTGAGGCAAACACTATCCTTGGAGGTGACTCAGATTCACATTGGTTGTTAACATCTTTCACAGGTGTAATTAGCGCAGTACGTTCACGCGTATCTCGTTACTTAGGTCTTGTTTCAGTTGGCACAATCAACAACCGCGTAGCAATGTGGGTTGAAGAGTACAACGAGCAAGGTACGCCAATCTTCATAGGTGAGGGTGTTGGTAAAACCAAAGTATCTGTTCAGTACAAAGAGAAAGAAGCTAAGGTTCAGAAAATCGCAGTTTACTGCAAAGTTTCTACCGAGATGCTTCGCGACCTTCCGCAGTTGGTTTCTTACTTACAAGCAAACTTGTTACGCCGTATCGAGGTTGCAACTGTAACTGAGTTATTCTCTGGCGATGGCACAATGCTCAACGGTCTTCTTGACTACGCAACTTTGTTCACAGGTGGTGGCATCACAACCGCTACACCTTCAAACTTTGACGTGTTCCGCGCATTAGCTTTACAAGTACAAAAAGGTTTCGGTACTGCTTCGGCTGTATTCGTTAACCCTGACATCCTTGCCACTATGGATATGGAGAAATCAGTTGACGGTATTTACTTAATCCCACCTTTCAAATCTGCTGACGGTACTCAAGTTGCCGGAATGCAATTGATTCCAGAGCTTGCATTGGTTGGTTCAGGATTTGATTTTGTTGGTGGTGACTTGTCAGTTGTAAACGTTCGTTTCCGCGAAGGTCTTTCAATCAACATTGGAGAAGACGGTAACGACTTTACAAACAACATGCGTACAATCCTTGCTGAGCAAGCATTGGTACAGTTCGTTTCTGCAAACGATACTCAAGTATTGGTTAAAGGTGTAATGGCTGACGCTATCGCATTGATTACTGACTAAGAGTAATAACCTGCTACACTTGCCCCGACATTAACCCAAGCGGTTTGTCGGGGTTTGTAGCATAGAAACCTTTAATACTTTACACAATGAAAGTTAAATTAACCGAGAAATTTCACCCTAATCGCAAAGGTCACGTTGTAGATCTATCTGACAAATTTGCTGAGGCACTCATCAAAGATGGAAAAGCTCAGGCAGTAGACGCAAAAGAAAAAGCTAAAGCAAAAGGCAAAAAAGAAGTTGAAGTTGAAGTTGAAGAGCCACAAGCTCCTGAGGCTAACGAAGCTCCTGAGGCCGATGCAAAAAAAGAAGGTGAAGAAATCGTAATCGAGTAATTACCATGGCAGTCAGTCAACTTATAACCCCTGAAAACTTTATCAATCGTTATGCTATTACCGTTGCTTTTAACAATGGTGAAGCTGTAATTGAGGAGTATATCAAGCTCTATGAGAAGCCAACTGTTTACAAAATGCTTGGTTATGAGTTGACTAATTTGCTTTACGATGACCCAACGGTGCCAGAACTTGAGAAGCTACTAACTGAGTTTGCTTTTGAGGGCAAATGCGGTGAGGGCAAATATTGCTCAGGTCTTTACGACATCTTGACCGCCATGATTTACGCTAAGTACCAACGTGAGCAAATCACACTAAATACCAGCATTGGCCAGATGAGGCCTAAAGTTGAGGCGGGAGAGCTTGCAAATGACAATTACACAAACGTATTCAAGTTGTACAATGATGCTGTGAAAAACAGCCTATTGTTACAAGAATACATTGAGCTCAACAAAGAGCTTGTTTATCCTACATACAAAGGAACTGAGTTCAAAACATCTTGGTTAATATGAAGCTAGTTAGCGAGCAAATACAAGAATTTGTAATCAACAACCTAGACAACTCTTTAAAGGCTGTTGAGGTTGGTGTATTTGACGATGTCAATTTCACGCAGTCGGTTACGTTTTGCGATGCCAAATGGTTACGCTTATACCTTGATCGTTTACTCATTAACGGAGTGCCTACCAAAGTAGTTCAAATTGTTTCTGAGGTTGAGTTTATAGTTGAAACCGATGTGGAGCTCACGGTATTAGAAATCTATTCGCTACCTAAGCCAATACTTTTGAATGGTACGCTTTCCAACACCAAATGGGAGTGGAATAAATACGTGGACCCAACGACTAAGCAAAACAAGGAGCGCGATAAACTGCCGTTTATTTGGTTAGTTTCCCCAACTGAGGAAAAGACCGATAACTACAACGCGGGAGGCTCAAAGACCGTAATTGCAAAACTTTGGTTTGTGCATTGGTCTGATTGGAAGAAACTAAACGTAGACCGCCAAGATGAGGCCATAAAGCCGCTATATGCGCTACTTAATGAGTTTATGGCTACAATGAACAGGCTAAGCAATATTTTTGACGGCGATAGCCTTAATTACGCTACTCGCGACTTTCCTAAATTTGGTACAGAAAACGAAAACGGCATCGACAAGGCTTTGTTTGATAGCACGCTTTCGGCAATTGAACTTGACGTGAATTTCAAAATGATAAAGCGATATTGTGAAAATTGCTAATTTTGGTACGAACAATTTTTATTTAATCAATTAAAAAACAAGATTATGGCTATTGCTGGATGTAACTGCAAGGGGCGAATTGGAAACACTGGCTATCCGGGGGTTAAACCTTTTGGAGTTACGTCAGGAGTTTACATGATGCCTATTCTTGCAAACGATGGTACTCGTAACGGTATCGACTTAACAAGTGCAACACTTGCACAGGATATTCTTGACGCGATCAACAACCCTGACCCGTCTAAAAGAATGTATCCATTTAACAACCTTCGTAACGTAACACACGAAGAGGCTGACCCGAACTTTGAGACTGCTGACAATGGTGAGCGTTTCAAAACTCGTAACGGTATCAAAACAGTTACTTTCGAGGCTTGGGGTGTGAACGAACAATACTTTGGTAAGGTTTCTGACAACTGCGTGAACTTCGGTATTTTCTTAGTTGACGTTTGTGGTAACCTCAAAGGTCAATTAGAAGGCGATAAACTCGTTCCTAGACCTGTAAACCAATACAGCTTCTACGCTAAGTACATTGACGCAACTTCTGACGCAGGTGCAAAAGTTATGTTCTCAATGGACTACTCACTCATCACAACTGATGGTGATCAATGGATGATTCCATCTAGCTTAATCGCTCCTTTCTCTGCTCTTGAGCTTAACGGACTTATTGACGTTACTTTTGACATCACTGTTAACTCAGCGACTGAAATCGAGTTCCAAGCTAACTACGAGTATGGAAACGCAGTTAACCGCTTACCTTGGAGAGGTGCTGCCTTGGCTGACTTTGATTTATTCAATCAAACAACCAACTTGGCTGTAACTCCTTCAGCTTTAACTGAGTCGTCTGTAACACCAGGACTTTATACACTTACTCTCCCTGCTCAAACTGCAGGTAACATTGTTGCATTGTCTGCTTTCAGAGCTGCAACAGGTAACCTTTTGAATGGGTTTGAAGGTGAGGCAACAACTTTTATTGCTGACTAATGACAGTAATTAAAATCGGTAACCACCAATTCAATGCCTTTGCATTTGAAGGGATGACGCAAAAGCAAGCAATTGCACACTTTGCGAACTTCCCTGCTGAGGTGGTAAAACAGGCTTGGAAACAAGCGCAACCGATTATCAAAAAGGCATAGTTTGTTTGTTTTGTATATGAAAGAAAGGCGCAGCGATGCGCCTTTTTTGTTACTTTGTATTTATGGCAATCGGGAAAAGTAAGCTGCATGAAATGTTACGTAAGGGCAAATTGCTCAACGAGGCAGTCGCTTGGTACAATGCTTTTTCGCCTAGAACAAAGACAGAAATACTCGATTTAATACGCCAGGAGCAGTTAATGAAAAAAGGGATAGACGGCACCGGCAAGGTTATCGGTTACTATTCCATGCTCACGGCCAGAATCAACCCAAAGAAGAAATTTAACACACCTTACACGCTTTACGATACGGGCGCATTTTACCGCTCAATGTACGTGCGCGTGCTAATGGAATCCATTGAGATAGATGCCGACACTCAGAAGATGGAAGATAAAAAATGGTACACAACAAAAATACTGAAGCTAACCGATGAAAATCTTATCAAAGTTCAAAACATGGTCAAAGAGAGCTACATCAAACAATTCAAAGACATCTTGGGTCTCAATTAGTGAGATGCCTTTGTACAATTGGGAGAAGTGCCAGGAAGGTCATTTGCAATTCGTGAATCGCGATCATAAACCAAGAGAAACCGACATTGAGAATTGGGTAAGGCTTTACAACGAGTATCTTGAACGCTACGGACTTGGCGAGCAACTTGAGCGCTATTTGTCTCAAAAGGCGCATCTTACAAAGCTACGTCTAACCTACATACAGACAAACAACGTATTTTTGTTAAACAACATCGAGATAGCGCAAATCGAACTTGAGCAACTAGACCCGTCAAAACATGACGGCATGACCATTCAGCAAGTTTTGATTTACCTATCAAAATGGCTTGGTTACCGAATAGACACCAAGCTGGTAACTATTGTAGAATTTAAAGAAATGCAAGAGCAGTATGTCAGAAGCAATAAAGAAAAGTGATATAGTACAGGGCGACCCGTTTAAAGAGATTTCAAACGACATCGCTTCAACTCTAGGCTCGCTCGAACAATTCGACAAGGCATTAAAATCTATTGCCTCAACAATGGTCAATGACTTAGGTAAAGCCTCAGCTAAGACCGTGCAGGATATTGAAGCCATTAACAAGGCCGAGATTGAAAGCGAGAAGCTATTACAACAAAAGCTCCACACTCAGAAGCTACAAATAGACCTTGAGGCTAAGAATCAAAGACTCAAAGAACAGCAGGCTAAAGCCATTGAAAGAGCGGCTAAGGCAACGGCTAGCGAGGTTCGTGAGGCTGAGAAAGCAAATAGTATTTACACGCGTGTAGATCGCAAACTTGCCGGCATGGTCAAAACATATCGAGACCTAGCAATTCGTAAAGAACTTGGAGCCAAGCTAACCGCAAAAGAGCAACGTGAGTACGATTATTTGCAGGGCAAAATTCAAAAGTACGATGCTGCACTCAAGACTGTTGATGCCACCATGGGCAAACACCAAAGAAACGTTGGTAACTACGCAAGCGGAACGGCTCAATTAAACTTCTCAGTTACTCAGTTAGCTCGTGAGATGCCTGCCTTTGCCAATTCTGTACAAACAGGATTCATGGCCATATCGAACAACTTAC